CTGGATCGTCAAGACGGCCAATCGTCCCGTATTTTTCGAGACTATAGACCATGGAATCGGTCCAGTCAGTAACTGTCATGCCGCGTGGGTCGATCATCCCATGAGCGTCCCGTCGCTGGTTTCGATGTGGGCGATGCACTGACCCATCTGGTAGTTGCCGCCAACCACATTGGATTTGAAGATAAAGCGCATTTCGCGCCGGGTTTCTTTGAAGAACACGATCTGCTCTTCTGGCGTCACGATGTCCTGCGGGGCCGGGAAGGCGTGCTCGTCGCTGGTCACTTCAGGCGAGCGGGCGTTGGCCCGGCCGGTGACCTGACACGTCATTTCGCCGCTCTGGATGAAGTCAGGCTCGATGTAGGTGACCCGCAGGGAGCGGTTTTTCGGCTGCTGCTGATCGGCAACGGCAGATATGTCGGCCGTCTGGAAATAGGACGGGATCGAATTTATTTGCGTCCCATCAATCTCATCAAGACCGAATTCCATCTGCCAAAGCTTGTAGAAGCCGCCGTCTTCGACAACGCCCGCTGTGATCGGGTACTGGTAGACGGTGACGAATTTTGCCGCAGAACGACCGCTATTAGGTAGCTCGGTGTCATACCAAGTATTCTCTCGCACGTTGTAGATCACGGCGTGTGTGCATTCGGTGGCATTGCCACGCGGGTAACACCACCAGATCTCTCCAAAGCGCGGCACCTTGTAGGCGAAGACCTTCTGGCGCTGCGCATAGTTGAGGTTGTCGAAGAACCAGTTCTGATTGAGTTGGTTCGGGATTTCGCGCACGACGCCGTTGAACATCAGGAAGCGGTCAACGCCGCACCAGTAGAAAATGCCGTCGTATTCAACGGGCGATTGCGAAGACAGAATTGAGCTTTGCGTTGTGATTGTGTCGAACTGGAAAACAGCCGTGCCACCAACAAAGGTGCAGCGGATCAGACTGTCCAAGGACCAGAACAAGCCAGCCGGCGCGTTGCCGGGACCAGCGCGCAGCGGCAATGCTGCGACGATCTTTTGGGCCGTGACGTAAGCAGAACCAGAGCCTGTGCTTGCCCAATCGTCTGGATCGTTGGCAACGCTCCATGCCACAAAACCGTCTGAGCCATAAACAAACGTGTATGGATACAGGCTTACAACACCGCCAGAAACAGCGGGTGCGCTGTTTGCGATAAGATCGACAGTGCTGTTGACGAGACCCCAGTAGAGCGTTGACGTAGCATCACTGTCGATCTGTGCGAGGTTCAAGCCGGGGTGGGCGAAGATATACGATCCCGGCGTGACGCCGACGGAATCGTAGGTGACGTCGAACGTCCAAAGGTTCCTGTCATCGGCAGGAAAAGATGTTGGCGTCCTATCCGCGATATTGGTGACAAGGCCGTTCTGGTTGACCTGAAACTGCGTCAGGTAGCTTTTGCTGCCCGACATCAGATACAGCAATCCGTTCTGGTTAAATCCGCTCAAGCCACGAGATATTTCTGGCATTTCGTTGCTGATGCGACGATAGCCAAACATCTTGCGCGGAAGCCCGCGCTGGAACCTGCACCACTGCCCATCGACATAGAAGCCGTTTTCAAAGCGAGTACCGTCTCGCTTGATGCCGGGCAGTGATTTGATGATGTATGGTGCCATCAGCCGAGCGCCACTGCATATTTGATTGCGATATCAGCAGCCTCTGATGGACTTACAGCATCAATAGCCGTTCTCGCGGCAGCGGCATTGGCGGCCGTGAAGACAGCGACACCAGTGGATGTTCCGCCGAGATTAACTCGCGCGCCAGACGCGGTTGTCGCGCCAGTACCACCATCTGCAATAGCGACTGGCGTTACTATGCCTGTGCCTGTTTGTCCCTGAACGACGTTTGTGCCATCGCAGTACAAGATTAAAGCTTCGCCCTGCGCGACAACAATGCCCGTGCCCGCACTGGTTTTCACCGTGAGCGTGAACGCGCCAGAGGTCGCATTCGTGATCCAGTATTGCTGGATTGTTGCCGGCACGATGATGTTGCGATTGCCAGTGAGCGTGCCGAACAAATTGTACGCGATACGGTCCAGTTCGAATGTAGACAACGTATAATTGCCCGTGCCCGACACGTCGATGGCGAGGTAGTCAAAGGTACCAGCTACCGCCTGCGTCAGGCCGACGGTGTAGAAGCCAACGCCGTCGCAGATGATCATGCAGGAATCTTCCGGCGCGATCACGAGCGTTGAGCCGCCGTCGATCAATTCAGAAGAGCTTGGGTCAAGAGTAAGGTTGCTCGATCCGCTGTTGCGGATGTAGCAGAACCAGTCTGATCCCAGCGTTGATGCTGCGGCAAATGAAACAGTGCCGCTCGCGCCAGTCCAATTGATGAAATGAGCGCGCTCAGACGTGTTGAGCGTGTATGCCGAATTCAGCGCAATAACGACAATTGCCTGATTGAGAGTTGTCGTGATCGCCTTCAGACCAAGGCCTGCAAGCGCGCCAGCATTCGCCGTCGAGGTTGTCGCGCCGAACTGATAGGAAGACCAGACGCCAGCAGCCGTGCTGTTGCTGGTCATGTAGACCTGCCAAAGCTGGCCAGCTCCGACGTTGCAGACAACAGTTCCTACCGAATTGACGACGCTGAAGTTCGTGTTCCCCACATTGTTGAACAAGAAGCATTCGCCGACAGACGCCTGATTGGCGGCCGGCAAGAAGACCTTGCGGCTCGTGCCGGTGCTGTTCACGTTCATGATGCGCGCGGCAACATAATCGTATGCGTCGGTGTTGGAATTCGTTTCCAGCGGCCAAGCCAGCACGATGTCAGTGGTAGTTAGCCCGAAGGCTAAATATGACACATCGGAGGGGTAGATGTTCGTGCCGCCAAAGACGTCGGTATAGGTTGTCATTTAGACCTCCTTGCGGCGAGCGGAGCGGTCGAGGATCTTCGACAAATCTTCGCCGTTGAGCGCCTGTGCGGCGCGGTCATACATTCCTTGCCAGACCTGAATGCGCTCGTCGTTCTTCAAGAACGGCGTGGCTTCTAACAGAGCACCGTAGAGGAGCACCTGCGGTGCGTAATCGGTGAGCCAGTTGGTCTGGTTAGTGTCGTCGAGCAGGGGCAGCAACTGATAGACCAGAACCTCGAATGGATAGGCCGCGTCTGGCGTGGGAGCCACGATCCAGTTGTTGTAGTCATACTCGGCGTAGAACAGCGGCACGCCAGTCTGGGTACGGTCGGGCCAGTACTCACGGACGTACTCGTAAGAGCGGGCGAAAAGCTGTGTGTAATCATTGTTCTGGTCGCCTGTGCCGTAGTTGAACGACACGGTTGAGCGCCAGCGGTCGGGCTTGGGATAAACCGCAAGACCCGGCTGCATGGTCGATGTGACCACGTTGATCAGACCTTCAACCTTCAGTTCACGCGCGATCCTCCGCTCGGCCAGATTGATCAGGCGCGGAAGTTGCTCAAAGACGATCTGGTCGGTCGCGAATGTGAACCCGCGTTCCAGATATCTGCGCATGTCCTCCTTGAGGGAGGAGAAGGTCATGGTCTCAGCCATTTAGGTTCTTCTCATAAGCCTGTGCCAGCTTAACATCATATGCGTTCTGGGCATAGCCGGGGCCGTTATAGCCACGGGCGAATTTGGCCCAGTTTTTTGCCATCAGTTCGTCCTGCAAGCCGGCGGATTTGATGAAGGCTGCCATTTGGCGAAGCTGCCCCGCTTCCGATTCGCAGGCCTCTTCGACCATAGCCTGAACCGATGAGCAGCCAGCCATCTTGAAGTTCGAGCCCATGATCTGGCCCAGACCCCACGAAGTGGACAGGAGGGCCGCCTCTTCGTCGATCAGGCAGGCCCGCTCGATCTCTGCATAGACGGCGTCGGAGCCCTTCGGGTAAGGCTTCGTGCCCCACTTCGGATACGCCAGACCTTCGGCCTCGGCATTGGCCTGCAAGCCCGGAGCGTCCTTGAGGTGCTTGTAGAAGTGATGGCGCTCAAAGAGGGCCTTCGGCCTGCCAGCCTTATCAAAGCCGGATCCTGCCGCCTCGACGGCGATCACGGCCCGAAAGGCGGCGTGTTCAACCTTGAGATCGTCGGCGATGGCGTCGATTTCTTCTGCCATAACCTTGCGCGCGGCGCCCTTGAAGTCCATCACTTGTCCCCTCTGGCCATAGCTTCAGTCTTGGCTTTAGAGCCAGCCGACGAGCCGAAATAGTAGGCGATGACGCCTGTGAACGCGGTCTGGAGAGCGCCAAGCATTAACAGCAAGGCCTCGTTGCCGTTTTTCGGGACGCCGTAGACGAACATCCAGAACAAAATTCCGAAAAACCCAAGTGTGATCGTGCCTGCGAGGATTTTTGGCGTGTGGTCACCAACCGACATTTCGCGCTTGCGGGCGCTGTCGCGGTCGCCAGCCGAAATCCGCTCAAGGTCAATCTCCAGTTCCTGCATGCGGACCTTGAAGTCGGCATCGATCTGCTTGATGGCAGCAAGCTGATCAGGCGTGGCGCTCTGCATGGCTTTGGCGATGTCGGCCTCAGAGCCGTCTTCTGTGCCGAGAAGGACATTCGACAAGGTTTTGGTAGCAAGACCAGCCAGCGGGCCGCCGAGAGCCGTTGCGATGGTCGGCGCTAACTGACCAAGCAGCGGCCCCACCGTCTTGAGAATGTCCATTCTATCCCCCTATGTCCGCCGGAATACACGCGCCACGAATTGCGAGATTGAATGCATAGCCTCGCTTGTGCGTGTCTTTAAGGTCAACCAAAGCTCTTTGGCACGTTGCATCATCTTGCATCACCATAATTGGCATGAAGTACATGACATTCGTTGTTTGAACATCAAGCATCCATGCTATGAGGACCACCTTCGCGGTGATCATTTCTTTTGCTCTAGGACGTGAAGGCGCTTATCAAGCTCCGCTCTTATGCGTTCCATCTCCATGCGGATAGCGGCACGAGCACCAGCGGCGTCTGCTGTCATATCCATGCGACTCTTGTCGATAGCAGCCATCGACTTTTCACGATCCAGTGTCATGGCTGCACGAGCCAGCGCCGCATCACGCTCGACCTTGTCGATCTTGTCGTTCAGGCTTTCACGAATCTGAGCCATGTCGATGGTCGTGCCCTGCGGCGGGATCGCCTTGTTCTCGGCGTTCACGACCACTGCGATCTTGGATTTGAGTTGGATGATCTCATTGCTGGCATTGGACAGGCTGCCCATAAGGTAGACCACGCATGAGAACAGGATCGGAATGCCGGCGAAGACGATCTTCTCGACCAGCGCGCCTTTGCTGGAAGACGCGGCCATTTCAAGAGCCATCTTCTCTTGTTTTTCTTCTGCGCTGCTCATTTGTCAGCCTTTCCGTCAAGCTTGTCATAGATGCGCTGGAACATTTGCTCGATGTGTTCCATGCGTTTGTCGAGATCCACTTTCATGACGTAGTTCTTTGGAAGGTCCGTCTCAATGTCGTGCAGATCTTCGCGCAGTTCTTTGACCGCGCCCCACATCTCGCGCGCGAACCACCCGCCAACGCCAGTAGCAATCATGAAAGCGCCATTCATAAGCGTCTGGTGGTCCACGTCACTTCCCCTCTAATGCTTCAATGCGAGCTTTAAGCTCGTCAATTTGCGTTTGCTGTTCTTGAACTGCCTTAACCAGCAAAGGGATGATGGTTTGATATGCAACGCTCAGATATTCAGGCCCGCTGCTCACAACGCCTTCCACATAGTCTTTGCCGGAAAGAGCATCCTGAAGCTCCTGCGCTATAAATCCCGGCTGCATACTGCGGTCTTTTGACCAATCTGCTTTATACCTAAACTGGACAGGGTTCATTTTTTGAATGACATCGAGACCAGATGCGATTGGAGACACATCTTCTTTTATACGCGAGTCAGAACCATTGGTGTAAGCACCAGCACCCCAAACACCAGTGCCATTGCACTGAAGATTAAAACTTCCGCGATCAGTGAATCCTGCGATCCAAACCTCGCCGCCACCTGTCATACGCAAGCGTTCAATGTTGTTTGTCACAAACTGAAGCGGGAAATCTCCAGTTTGAATAATTTGAGCATCTCCAGCGCCAGAAATTGCGATATTCAACGATGATACGGTGTTGCGTATTGCCATTGTTGAATAGTCGGCGGCGTTTCTGAAAACGTCCAACCTCTGCGTCGGCGTTAAAGTTCCTATCCCAAGACTGGCGTTTACACCTACTTGCCCAGACGAGTTAATTCGCATTGCTTCAACGCCGCCCTCTGCGAATGCCATCGTATCGGCAGCGGGGAAGAAGATGCCAGTATTAGG